TCTGCAACCACGTTTGCAACCTTCGACTCCAACTTCAACCGGACGCTCGACAACACGGCAGCTATCGTTGCCGCATACAACGTCGACCTGAAGGCACGAAAGCGGTATCTGCGAATCGAATTGACGCCAGACACCACCACCAATGGTGCTGTTCTTTCTAGCGTCATCGGTTCGCTTGATCTCGAAGTCGAGAACAGTGCGAACAGCAGCAACGCGGACGTTTCGGTTGTTGGTTAATTCAAGAAAACCTGGAGGAGACAGGCAGTTATGGCAAACGTAAAAGTCCAAGCGATCATGACCGCACCGCGTGCTGAAATCACATGGTGCCGGAACCAGATCGAAAAGGCGATGAATGAGCTACGCATTCCGCTGAGCGTCAGCGGTGGCGTTTACTACGGACAGTGCATGCAGATGATGCTTGAGGACGCGATCGATCAAGGAGTAGAGTACGCCATCACCGTAGACGGTGACAGCGTGTTTACTGGCGATCAAGTCCACCACCTCATCAGCTTGGCAGTTCAGGAAGACATGGATGCACTGTGTGCCATGCAGCTCCGGCGAGGCAAGCCACACATGCTAGGCCATCGATTTGGAGAGGTTTCAGGCGTTTGGGACGGATACCCGATGCAAGTCGACACCGCTCACTTTGGATTGACAGTGCTCAACCTCAAAAAACTCGCTGCCGTCGAAAAGCCTTGGTTTTTTTGCCAGCCAGACGAAAACGGCGGTTGGCGAGGAAACAAGATCGATTCCGACATCTGGTTTTGGTGCCAATGGAAAAAGGCAGGACTGAAGTGTTTCATCGATTGTGCGACGAGGATCGGACACGTTGAAGAAATGGTCGCCATTTACGACGACGACTTCAAACCGACGCACATGTACCCGCAAGAGTGGAGGAACTATGCAGACGAGAGTAAAGCTCGCACGCATGTGGATGCGTCATGAGCCTGGATGCGTTGTGGATGTTACGAGCGGAGTTGCAGATTACCTAGTTCGAGCGAGGATCGGAGAATATGAAGTTTCAAGCCGAACTAGTGACGGGTCCGACAGTGGAGCCGCTGACGCTCAACGAAGCGAAAAAGCAGCTCGAAATTTCGACCAGCGACACGACGCACGACGTCCAACTCGCACAAGCAATCCAAGAAGCTCGTGAGCAATGGGAGCATGACACCGACAGCGTCTGCTGCTACCAAACATGGAAAATCCGAGTCCAGTCGTTAACCGATAGGCTTGCACTTCCGAAGCGTCCAATTCAAAGCATCACATCCATTACCTACTTCGACGGAAACAACGTTTCACAAACGCTATCGGCATCGTTGTACCAACTCCATATCAACGAGTTTAGACTGGCCTACCAAGCCACCTTGCCAGCAACCTCAGCACGTTGGGACGCCTGGACGATCAACTATCGATGCGGCTACTCACAGGACGCCACGCTCGTGCCGGCAATCGCCAAACGCGCAATGCTGCTGCTCGTTGGCCATTACTTTGAGAATCGTGACATGCTCATGTCTGACGCGATCCAGACCATGAAGCCTTACGAGTCCTTGGTGATGAAGTTCATGAGGTCAAACTACCCATGAGCGGACGACCACGCAACCTAAGAGTCGGAGCCATGAGGCACCGATGCACGATCCAGCAACCTGCGGAAACGATCGACTCAGCCGGTCAGCCAGTGGTTTCCTGGACAAACTACGTTGCGGATGAGCCCTGCGATTTTGTGCCGACAGGCGGAAACGAAACGATGCGAGGACGCCAGCTCGAGGCAGGTACCAAAGCCATTTTCCGAGTTCGTTACCGATCCGGTTACGAACCTGAGATGCGAATTGTTTTCAACTCAACGAACTACGGCATTACCTACGTTAACCAGGTCGACGGCTTGCGGCGGTACATCGAATTGGTGTGTGTCACATGAGCATTGAAATCAAAATCAACGAAGAGCTTATCCGAGCGATGGAAGCGTTCGACATCCGTTTGCGAGCAGGTCCGCTGGATCGTTGCTTGAAAGCATTTGGCGAACCGATTGCACGGCATGCCGAAAGTATTGCACCTCGAAGCCGTTCGACAGGAACTCGCGAAAAGTGGTCTGCCAAGTACAAGAAAAATGCGGCGTATCAGAACAACTCCGGCGACAACTTTGGCGTCAAGGTTTTGAAAAGCGCTGTCGGCGTTGTGATAGGTGCAAAGTATCCAAAAGGAAACAAGCAACAGTTTGTTCATCCATCGCGACGCGGTGACAGCTACAGGCGTCACGTTCTCTGGGGGAAAAAGGTGCAAACAATCCGATTCCCGCGTGCAGAACAACCAATCATGAAGGCTTTACGAGCCACCCAATCCGCCGCCGAAGCAGCATTCCGCACTCAATTTGAAAAAGAAATCAAGGAGCTGAAACTTGGCTAAAAACCTCCGCGTATCCACGCTCACCATCGCCAACGGTGCCACCACATCGTCCACGCTGACGCTCGAAAACAATCGAGTGCCTTTGGCGGTCATTACTCCATCGGCCATGACCGGATCAACGCTGACGTTCCAGGCCAGCGACGACGGGTCGACGTTCTATCCATTGTTCAACGAAGGCTCATCGTACTCACTAACAATCAGCACATCAGTCGCACGCCATTACGGACTAGCACGGCAACCGATGGAAGGCGTCAAGTACTTCCAGGTCGTAAGCGGTTCCACAGAGGGTGCATCGCGAACCATCAAAGTGATCAGCGGGGAATAGATGTCGGCAATCGGTGAAGCGTTCAGGACAAAACTACTTTCGTATTCCACGGTCTCCACGATCGTCGGACAGCGAATGTATCCAGACGCACTGAAAGTCAACGCACAGACGCCTGCCATAGTCTACTACGTCATCAGCACCGACCGCGATCACTACGTTGGAGGCTTAACCAAGGCCGCACATGCACGAATACAGCTCGATTGCTACGCGACGACACGCACAGCCGCGTCTGCGTTGTCAAAAGCGATTCGAGAGACCGGAATTGACAGCTACCGCGGCACAACAAGCAACTATTACTTTGCTGGCGTCGAATTTGACTCTGGCGATGAGTACCTACAAGAACCACCGACCGATGGAAACCAGGAACATCGGTATATCGTTTCGTTTGATCTCTTGGTGCATTACAAGGAGCCATAGGCATGCCAGCACTCACCGTACCAGATACCGGACTTGGAGCCACCATCAGCGGCACCGGATTGATTACCACGCTGATTAAGAAGATCGGCGATTACAGCATCGGTACCGAACAACTTGAAACCACCAGTCTATCGACGACTGGAATGAAGACGATTCGACCAAGCGATCTCCGAAACAACCCAGAATTAACAGTTACGTTTTATTGGACTGGTGCGGCACCTCCAATCACCACAGCGATGATTCCGACAGCGGAACCATACGCTGGAATCAGTGCGACCATCACCTATCCAGGAGCCGGTTCGCTCCAGGGAACTGTTTTCGTCAAGTCGGTCAAGTTTCCATCCTGCGAGCAAGGCAAGATCATGGAAGGCGAATACACCATCGTCTTCGATGGTGCAACTGCTCCTTCCTTCACAGTGGCGTAATAACCAATGATTACTTTGCAAAAGCATCTGGCAATCAATCTCCAAGGCGAGGAGATTGAAATCACTCAATGGCAGATCCTCGACAATGGCGTTCTCATCGGCTATTTGCCTCACGCTGTTGATTCCGAGATTCTGCCGTTGGCAAACTTTCCTTGGCATCGCAGCGACGAAGTCGTGAAAGCGTGTGCTGATCAACGCAGGATTTTCTGCGATGAGAAATCGCAGGTTTTGCCGCCTCAGACACACTTAAAGAGCGTCATTGAGGCGATCCAAGCACAACTCCAAGACGAATCGGACGAGGACGATGAATAAGGACGAGTTTTTCGCGTCACTAGCAGCACCACTCAAAGAATCGGTTGTTTGCGTCGATGGACGCAACTACCGACTCCGAGAGATGACCGAGGATGCTGGAACGCAGTACGAGCTGATGCTCCAGGACAAAGCTGGCAAATTCGATTTCAGCCGAGCACGCCGAGCCATGATCGCACTCATGCTTGTCGATGACGAAGGAAATCGAATTGTCGACGACGAGTCGCAACTGAAGGCGATGCCTCGATCGCTTGCTGGAGTGCTGTTCGAAGAGTGTCAAAAGCTCAATCGGTACGATCCTGGCGAGGTCAAAGGGCTCGTAAAAAACTCCGACGAAGCCGACGGTTGATGCTCGCCGGTCGGCTGGCGTTGGAATGGGGCATCGTCGACGTGCGAGGCTGGTTGAAGTCGCTTCCAAAAGGTGCTTTGGATTTCTGGGAGGCGTTTGACCAGATCGAGCCAATCGGCGAGCGTTGGGCACAGTCGGCCATGATCGCTCACCAAGCGGCGTTTGGCACCTACTGCCAGGCTGGAAAGAGTCCACCTGACATCGAGGACTACATGCCACCGCGGTGGAAGCGGCCAAAGAAGCGAGTCGAAATCGCGTTGCCGTCGAGCAGTAGCGACAATCAAAAAGCGTTTGGCGGAATGTTGAAGTCTCTAGGACTGGAGAAAGCGAAGAATGGCCGGAACGATCAACGCAGCTAGCCTCAAGATCGGCATGGACATTGACGAGGTGCGTCGAAACGGCTCGTTCACTCGCAGCGAACTTTCTCAGATAGCACAAATTGCGCGGCAGTCCGTTACTCCGCTCGAAACCTACGAACGCAAACTCCAGCTTCTTGATAGAGCACTGATTGAGGGCCAAATCAGTGCTGCTAAATACAAGCAGATGCACGCGACCATCAAAGAGCAGATGGAACGAAACGCAGCGGTCAACGTTCAGCAGTCAGGAGCGATTGGATCGCTCACATCAAGTTTCGGTCGATTGACAGCTGGATTGACGGTCGCAGCGATTGCTTACAAAGGACTTCAAGCGGCACAGGATGGTTTCAATCTTGCTGCAAAAGCCGAACAGGTAAAAGCACAGTTTGAAGTGCTAACAGGATCGGCGGAACAAACTAAGAAATTGATGAAAGACTTTGAGAACCTAGACAAAAACTCACCGATTAACGTCGCGGCGTTTCAAGAAGCTGGCAAGATTCTGCTTGGGTTTGGTGTTTCTGCTGCACAGATTACTCCAACGCTAGATCGTCTTTCCGAGATCAGCATGGGCAACGAGGAAAAGTTCCAATCGCTTGCTCTTGCGTTTGGCCAGGTATCGGCCAACGGTCGCTTGATGGGTCAGGAAGTCCTGCAAATGATCAACGCAGGATTCAATCCGCTCCAAGAAATCAGTCGCACGACGGGTATTTCTATGGCGGAGTTGAAAAAACAAATGGAAGCAGGGAATGTGTCGGCAAAGATGCTGGCTGATTCGCTGAAATCAGCAACCTCAGAAGGCGGTCGATTTAACGACATGAATGAAAAAATGGCAGAAACGACATCCGTAAAAATGTCGAAGCTTGCCAACGAGTGGATGATGTTCAAAAAGTCTCTTGGTGAGTCAGTGACTCCAGGAGTTAATAACGCACTCGATGGAATCACAAACACCATTGAAGGTGCCAGGTCATTTGGACCTTGGTTCAAAGAGTTTTGGGCGAATCTTACTGGCCAGGCCAATAAATACAATCGAGAACGCGAAGAAGCAAACGCATCGGAAAAGCGACTAGCGGATTTGCTGAAAAAAGAACAAGACCAGCTAGAAGAGAACAATCGAATCGCCAAGGAGCGTGCAGACCTAGCAGCGAAAGAGGCTGCCGACCAAGAGGAAAGATGGAAGCAAGAAGAAAAGAGGATTGAGGCTAGAAAGCAAGAGTTTTCGCAGACAAACTCAAAGGCATTTGAGGACATGAAACGTGCTCAAATGGGAGAGGCTGGATTTCAGCGTGATAAGTTGCTAAATCCTGGATTTCAAATGTCTGAAGGCGATCGCATTCAAGCCGCAGAGACGCTCGACACGATGGCGGAAACTCAGCGTCTTAAAGCGATGCGTCAATTGGCAGAGGAAGGAGAAGCGAGAAAGAAAAAACTGGAAGACGATGCTAAGGTGTATGAACTTCGGCAACGTGGATTGCTTGCAAGTGACGAGGATCGAAAGCAATGGGTTGATACTGAAAACTTCCTGAAGCAACAGCGAGCTGGCGAATCAGAACGTCTTGCAGCACGCATCACAGAATTGAAGCGTCAACTAGTTGACCGTCCAGACCTTCTTCAAGGTGCCGTTGCTCGTGCGAACACCGAATCTCAACAGCGACTTCAGCAAATCTACCAATTTGGTCAAGCGTCATTCAAAACCATCAGCGACAAAAGCCGCGATGGGTTCGCAGCACAGGGAAGATCGCTCCAAGAAAAATTCAACCCATCGATCGGTTTCAGGGATGAAATGCAGCGTTTGGAAATGTTGCGAAATCAAGGCAACATCGACGCGCGAACATTCAATCAGGCGAGCATGCAGGCAGCATCGCAATTCCAGCAAGCGATGAATCCAAACGCAATAGCATCCACTATAGCACCTGCTCTACGTTCAGGTTCAGTAGAGGCGTACAAGTTCATCGCACAGCAAAACGAAAAATCGAAGCAAGCTGCCGAGGCCAAGAAGCTGGCAGAAGATCAATTGAAGGAACTTCGAAAGATCGCGGAACAGAACACAAACGCACCACGTTTGGCGATGGCAGGAAGGAACTAACATGCCCAGCGAAATAGTCGGAGAGAAGCGTAGCGGCTCT